CCCCACGTCGGTTCCGAGGGTAGGGTCGGCGAGCGGCAACCCCGCCATCATGCGGTTGAGGGCTACCCTATCTGTCATTCCGGGGACAGTCCCCCCAGCGACCGCCAAGAAGGATTCCTCCAGGGCATTCCCCACGGGGTATAATCCAAAATTGAGAATAAACTCAACACTCGGTCTCGCCAGATACCTCTCGATGCCCTTCCGCCAGACAGTCTGATATATGGGGTCAATCTTATCCATGATGCCGCCAACAAGCCCCTGCATGTACGTGATGCGCTCATTCCCCATACGAATGCGCGTACCGTAAAGCTCGGCGGCGTGATTGGCAATGTCCTCGTGGGCTTGTTGAGGGGTGAGTCGCTTCACCTTCTCAATGTAGCTCTTACGTTCGACCAGGCGAGCGTTCGCCCATGCACGTAGGCGGGAAGTCTGTTTTGTATCCCAGGAGTTCCCAACGAGGCGGGCAATCCTATCCGCAAATACCCCGATAGTCGTCTCGGAAGTGTCAATATTCGTGCTTAGATCATCCAGGAGTGAATTCATAGACCAGACGAAATTGTGATCATTGCGGAGTGTCTTCATCCAAGCGCTTCGTTGTTTGGGGGTGAGGTTCTTCGTATCACCGAGTAACGTTGGGAGGAGACCCGTTTCAACCTTCCCAACTCTAGTGAATAACTCATCGGGGGTGACTGGGCGGAGCATATCGAGCGCCCCCCGAATACTTATATCCTGAGGGGTACCTCTCGCCTCAATTGCATGTTTCGACCGGCGGAGCAACTTCCCAATGTATTGCGCGGTAACGGCGGGTTGCGAGGAGTTTATCGCCTCCCCAAAGAACATCCGTCCGTAATTGAGAAGGCCATTCTTCAGTACGGTCGTCTTAACGATGACGGGTTGGGGTGCGCGGCTTACTGCTTGGAGGGCTGGGGATGTGGTCGTACGGAGGAGGCTTCCCAGTGGCCTCAACGCGAGGTCGATTGTCTTATTTGTAAAGGTGATATACCCCAAGTCATAGGGCTCTATAATCTTTCCAATGAAGGGGGTACGCCCGAGGAGGGTTCTCGTACCGATGCGGCCAACAGCACTACCCGTACCCCACCCCACAAGATTCACCGGATGAACCAAACTCGCGACGAACTTCTCGCCCCAAAAGGCGCTCGGCTCTGACTCCATCGCCCGAGCGAGCTTCTCATTGAGGAATTGGGAATTTCCCGCGAAGAAGTCCTTCGTGCCGCCAAGGGAGAACCCCTCCGCCAGGGCGCTCCGGTACGCCGCCGTCCACTCTAGGGCTTGGGTAAAATCACGCTTAGTTCCCCCGAGCGGATCATCCTGGCCTAGTGCCATTCTCCCTAGGCCCACGGGTGCCCCAGCAACTCCCTTCAACATCCTTCCACCGATCATCCCCAAACCCGTGAAGATGTCCTCAGTTCCACGGAAGAGCCTATACCCCTCCTTTATCGGCGCGAGGAGAGACTCGCCGGTGCTTTTACCCCTGGACGCTAGATCCCCCCCAATTTTACTCCAAATAGAACGATCCGAGGAGGTGAAGTCCCCCTCAAAAGTCTCCAGCCCATCCTCCGAGAGAAGCCGCCGCATAAACAAGTCACGAGACAGCTTGTCGGGGTCCTCATCCCCCAGGAGTTTTGGTAGGAGATTCTGAGATTGTTTGGGTAGGGGCGTTGCCGTAGGCTTGGGAGCCTGCGGACGGTCATCCAATGATCGTATATTTTCTTCGAGAATCTTATCAATTGGGTCTGGCATCAAAACACCATAATTGTTCGTTGGGCCTTGGGTGCAATCGTGACATCAAACTTACGCTTGCGGAGGAACTCCTCGAAGGTTCCGAGATTTCTCAAAAGGGCACTCCGTTGAGCCTCCATCTGCGTACTCAGACCAAAGCGTATACGAGCTTCATCCGGTGGGGATAACGCCTCGCCGGTAATCCCAAGAGGGGACGTTTCCTCAAATTTCTTCTGCTCTTGCTCAAGGACGAGGAGTTGCCTTTCGATATCCCGCTGGCTGGACTGGAATTCGGCAAGGGCCTGTGCCCCTTGCTGTTCAAGCTGCGCGGCAACATCCGCCTGGGCGCGTGGTGGCGCAACCGACAACTCTGCCCGTAGGCGTGTACTCAAGAGTTGCTGAGTTTCCTGGGGCGTTAGCTGAGTGGGTGTCTCCTCCTCCCCCGCACGAATAGTGGTAAATTGTTCCCGAGTGGGTAGTTGCTCCTCCGTAAAAACATTGCTCGTATAGCTCACGAGGTTAAACGTCTCGGGGTCATCCTCATAGAGACTCACCGCCTCAAGCGTCAGGGCATTCGAAATATCCCACAAGGTTAGATCATAGGGGTCTTGCATTGAGAGGCGAGTTGCATCCCCACCCAAAATCTTAAATACCTCAAGCCTCGTGGGGACATTTTGGGCAATGCGCCGTTCAGTCTCTCGAGTCTCAATCTGGCGGAGCGCCTCTTGCTCAGCCTCATGCCGCTTAAATACCTCGGCCTGTTCCTTGGCTTGAGTCTCCTGCAATCGGGCAATTGTCTCATTGAGTTCCGCCTGGAATTGGGGCCGAAAGGTTGTATCTAGGAGACCCGGCTGATTCTCCACCCCAAAAAAGTAGTTCACAAAACCAGGTGTCCCCACGAGAAGCAATGTGGGGTCAGCCCGCGCAATTATTTTCCACTCTTGGAGTAAATCTTGCTTATGCTCCTTGACATAATTTACAAATACGCGAGGCGTCCCCTGCGCCCTCAGGCGATTGATCACATCTTCAAACCCAGCCTCAAGGACATCACTCCCCGGGGCGACGGGAAACCCCAATGTTCGCATGAAGAGGTTCAATCTCGGACTCGTGAATTCCAAATCCCCACTATTCATCGCGTTGATAAGTTCGATTGCCTCGAGACTGTCAATTGAGGGGAGTTCATCCTTCTCCGATAGGTAGGACCTCAACTGTGCGAGGTCTTGATGCTCGGCGGGGAGTTCCGCCATCCCATACATCACATTCAACCACGCGTGGAATTGCCTTGTCAAGTCCTCAAAGGCATTGGGAGTAATAACTTGTCCCTGGGCCACATCCACCCCAGCAACCACTTCCGATTGCGCTGGGGGGAGCTTCTCAGTGAAGCGCTCAATATCCTCCTCCCCATACTCCACAGCCTCCACGGGCAGACCCAACGCATCGGCCATCTGTTCTCGCGTTGGTACGAACCCAATTGGCTCAAGTAAATTCGGCTCGACATCCGTATTTGTGTACACACTCATGACCAAATACGGTAAGGTTTCATCGAGGAAGTGGAACATGAGACCTTCGTCGGTCTCTCTCGGGTCCAATCCCGCAACTTCCTGCTCGGCCTTCTTCTCTTGTAAAATCTCCCTTACGACAGACAGGGAAGCCGTCCCCATGTAGATCATACTCGTGAGGCTAATCAACTCTTGAAGAACATCGGAGGGAATGTCCTCCCCGTGTATTTCCTTCCAGAGATATGCGATTAATTCGTCAAGTTTCATGCTGGCACGTTCGAGGGTGTTTGGGTGTTACTCGTTATGGCTTGAGCGAGGTCGGGGGAGATTCCCTGGGCCTCGGGTGGGAGAACCTCAGGCGAGACCCCTTGGGCACCCCTCGGCTGGGCTCCCTTATTTTGCCCACTCGCCTGCTGGAGCATCGAATTTGTTAACTCATCGAGAATATCCGCGATGTCAGTTTTGCCCTCGGCCCGAAGCTCATTCGCCCGTTTCTTGAAACTAATAATCTTCTTTAACTGGAGCATTGTGGGGTCGGCCTCAGCCATATCCTCAGCAATCCTCCTCTTAACCAACTCGGGGTCTTGCATCTCGAGAATCTCATCGAGAATTGTATCGAGGTCAAGTAGGGGATCATTCCCTCCACGAGCATTCCGCGCAATGGTGATGCGCGTTATGAGGTCATTAGGCAATGCCAGTTTCAACTCAACACTCAGATCATAAGCCTCGGGCAAATCCCCCGTGTTAACCTCCTGCCTAAAATACTTGTGTTCGAGTTTACCGGAGATACCAATTTTGGTCTTCTTACGACCGAGTCCCTCCAGCCACTCGCGGTTAATCTTCGCCACAACCCTTTCAATCACCCGCTTGAAGGGGCCAAGGCGGTGATACGCATTTCCGAGCAACTGCTGAACGGTAAAGCCCGCAAGGTCCCGAGCCGTATCCCCAAAGAGCAAACTCGAGAAGGTTCCCCGCTGCTTCATCGCCTCATACTGGGCGTCAATAACCTGTATGTCCACGGGCATCCCCCCAACATTCACTCGTGACATCCTCGCGTTGGGATTGGGCGTCCACAAGATACTCGGTTGGGAAAAGAGGTCTGGCTTGCGATTATCCTCTGGATCGGGGTTTATCCCCGAGGCAATATAGGGCGCTTGGGCGTGATCCCGCACAAGTTGCTTCTCGAAGGACCTCCACCGATCAAGCTCCCGGTATACCCGTTCATTTGCCCAGAGGAGGGAGCCCGAAGTCGTATACTCGCTGGGGATTGAGGCGTATCTGGGGAATCCCCCACTCGGTCCCGTCAAGAAGGGAATATGCTTCATTGGCATTTTCTCTTCAGCCCGTATCATCTGTTTGTGTGATAGGAGAATTATCTGATTCGTAATCTCCCCATCAACCCTTTTCCACACATTGGCGATAGTGGCGGTGGTCTGGGGGCTCTCTCTCCCTATGATCTTCTGCCCGAACGTCTCCGCTTTCTCCCGCGCAATCTCAAGCGTCGTCGTGTAAATGTGCGCTAGGAAGGAGAGACCCTTCTCGCCATATTTCGGATAAATTGTCTTGGGTTCGAAAATCTCCGCCATCCCGATGGGTTTCACCCCATCCCACTCGAGCCTCGGCATAACCGCATACCAGCCGGTAAGTGCCAGCCAGAATGCCAACTCTCGTAGCCAAGAGTCTCGCCCCGCCTCCAGCCTCGCGTCATCAAGCTCCTCCCAGAGGGAAATTAGGGTGCGTTGGGAGACCCCCGCCATATCCTGCTCGTTATTATCCTCCGGGTCAACATGAATGCGATGGCGCAGCGGAATACTCGAGAGGAGATGGACTGCTAAACTCATGTCCGTTGCGGGGTCATTCCCAGTAAATACCTCCACGTTGGCATTAGTCGCGGCGGGTGTGCCGGGACTCCCCCTCGAATCAATAACGAGTTGCTGGAGGGCGTCAATCCGGGTATTTCGCCCACGCCAGAAATTCTGAACACTCGCCACCTCAGATAAAATCTTCTCGTTCATTAGCGCCTCGTAATTAGCAACCCGCCATCGAGCACGGGTGCTTCATTCCTAACGGCAATCGCAACTCCCGCTGCCATCACCAAGTCATCATGTCCCCCGGGCAAGGCCCCAACCTTCGTTGGGGTGAGCTTGCTGAAAATTCGACACTCCCCAAGGAGCTTCTCATCCCACGTGACGAACGCGCCCGAATTGATCGCCACCTTCATCTCGCTTATCATGCGGGGTTTACTCGCCTGGTCACTCCACCAGCCCCACCTCTTTATACTTTTATCTTGGGGAGACTCCTGCCAGTAAATATTGTGGTAGTTGAGTTTATTGACAATACTATTGAGAACACTATCCCCGGGGCCATTCGCCTCAACTGCAATGAGTGCATTGTTATACTCTTTGGCCAATTCTACCACCAATTCTGCACACGTGTCAATGTCCCAGTTCCCGTGGAGCGTCGCTACGTGCTCGAGCGTCTTCGCATTCATGACAATTGCGGCACTGTAGTCGAGCCGGAGCTTTTTCCTTTTCTCGGCTGATATCGCAGGATCAAGGCCATATCCCGTGGCGACATCCACCCCAATTATATATCTACTTGCGGGGAGGCGCGTCTGCCAGATTCTCACATTCCCACTCTCGCGGGTGAGAAGGGGCTCTCGACACCGTCCGATCAAATTCTCAATGGTATCCTGGTCAAATATGGTGCTCCCACTGAGCAAGAAGCACGTCATATCGTCCTCGGGGAACTCTTGAGGAAACTTCTCCCCGAGGTTTCGCTGGCGGTGCCTTCTCCACCGCACCTGCTCCTCGTCAAGTCCCAATTTCTGGGCGATAAGCTCCTCTTCTGGGGTGTACTCGAGCTTTCCACGGTCCTCAGCAAGTACCTGGGGGCTCCCCTCGGGAAACCTGTACTCGTTATCCCACGGCCACACGTAGAAGTGGGGTGTATAGGTGCTCTTGCGAGATTTCGCCGCCATGTACCCCTCGAAAAATGTCCCACTCGCACCATTCGCCGTACACTCCTGGACAAACCGCCCACTTGGGGGCATCGCACTCTCCACCGCAATGAGAATCCCCGACGCCGTGGTCTCATCCCAGAACGCCACCTCACTCGCAAGGACCCGATGGACCGTCTCACCACGCCCAAATTTCGTGCTCCCGCTCGTCCCCGCTTGGATACTACTCCCCAAGCTCGGCCAGGTAATCAGGTGGTCTGAATAGCTCCCAACTTCGAATTCGCGCTTCGGCGTGGCGACCTTCATCCCATCAATTCGGACAAGTTCAGGCAAGCTCTCCCAGTAAAATTTCACCTTCCGGATCATCCCCTTGGCAAATTCGTCATCCTGACCAATGAGCACGACCTTAAGATTGGGGGTGAAGAGTGCATCCGCGAGAAACTCCGCCAAGATGAGACTCGTAAAGCCCATCTGCCTCGCCTTGAGGATAATATCCCATTGGGTGCGATTCTCCCAGTAGTGAGTTTGGAGGGGGTTCATCTTAAAGGGGAGAATTTGTCCCTCCTTACTCACAATTGAGAAGAGATTTTCAATTATCCGCTTGCGATCGCGTATGAACTCCCTAATTACTTCGCGCAAGGCGACTCAACTCCAATGCGGAGTAATTTCTCATCATCTCCTTGGCGGCGGGCGATAGCATCCCGGGGGGGATTTCCCCCAATTTTGCCTTGAGAGCAAGTGCGGCTGCTGCCTGTTGCCTCTTACTTACCGCCAAATCTCCCCACAAACTCCATGTGGAATAGGCCCAAGAGCTTAAAGCTCACGATGTAGTATCCGGGGGAGACCTCCTCAATTTTGAACCCGCGTAGAATCTTACCCATTTTTCTCCTCTAGGTGTAAAGTGGTCGATTCCAGTAACCTCTAGGCTTCTTGCCTTTGGTTTTCTTTCGCATATACTCATCGAATGCTCGTATTTCAGATGCTCGATCGCGGATGGCAATTTTATCGGCAACGCCTGCCGCCGCCGGGTTGACCTTTTTACGACGAAGTTTCTTATTAGGCTTATGCATCATTACCCTCCATGATAATCTCCTTCATTGACTCTTCACTCGCCTCGGGACGTTGATTCTTGGGGGCAACGCGATCGAGTGTATCCCGCATTAGCGAGCTTTTAGCGCTGGCCTCCCTAGCTTGTAAGCCCTCCCACGGCATGTCAATGAGCGCTAATTTTTCCCTCGCAGCGACGAGCGCATTCAAGCTCTCAATCGCCAAGACGAAATCCCGTATGAGGTCAGGTGTGGGGGAGAGGACCTGGGTATATAGATTGTAAAATTGGCGCTTCTGCTTCCATGCGTCCACTGTGCTCTTCTTCACCTGGAGGCTCGTGATGGCCTCCGCATCGGTCGAGCACTCGAGGCGGCACACCAGCCATGACATCTGTGCGCGAGATAATTGCAAAAGCTCCTCAACATTACTCACGTGGGGAGTATAGCATAGTCTCGGCGTCTTGTCAAGTCTTGGTTGGAATTTTATATTTCCCCCAAAGATACTTTCACTTAGTTTCACTTTTGAAAGTAATTACGCCTGGGCGTGAAAGTAGTTTGAAAGTATCTTTGGTCAAAGTATAAAATCTAGGCACGAAAATCGCCCCAAAATTACTTTCATTTTCAAAAGTACTTTCAGGTATATATATACTCATATAATGAAACTAATAATATATTGGGGGTGTGCCTTGGTCCTACCTGCCCTTACTCAAAAACTCGCCCATTACGAATCCCGATGGGTTTTGGAAAGTTTATGTGGGTGAAGTGACATAACTAGGGG